GATAAGATCTTCAAAATATCTCTTTCTATCTTCTTCATCATCTAAATCGTAAGCTTTGTCTCCTATTAAACCTACTCCTAATCTTGATTTACCCACTGGATCTGGTCTTCTTTGACCCATTGTTGGTTTTTCTTCTTCACCACCAAGTGCCAATGCACCAAGACCAAGAGTTGCTATGCCAGTTGGAGAAGTAAAGAAACTACCAGATTTTTGTATTGCAGGATACATGTCTCCTGCAGTTTTAACTATACCAGACGGAGCGCCTGCAGCCTCAAACCCAAATTTTTGAGCACCAACTACCTCTCTACTAGCAAAAGGAGAACCAGAGGTGCTAAATTTAAAACCTTTACCAAAATCTTTACCACCCATTGCATACGTTGTAGCACCAGCAAGAGCAGCATTTTTTAAGGCTTCTTCTGCACTTCGGCCTGCTGCAAGAGACCCAATACCTGAGCCTATTGATGCACCAAGAGGTCCACCAAAATACATACCAATAGCACTTCCAATCATTGGCGCTGCTTTTTTTAATGATTTAGTGATGTTTCTAAATATACCCATAGCTTATAATACCAATTATTTGTTTTTTCTACAATATCTGTGTTATCGCACTTGTTGTGATTCTAGTTTTAATTAGCTCTTGTATACTAGCCACAACAATAAGTCTGTTTGCATTCCCCGCTTGTACTTTTATGATATCTCCACCCTGCAATATCAAATCTTTTGTTAGTATCTCTTCGGTTGCGTGTCCTGCTACACTTTTTTCAAACAATTCAAAAATATTATTGTCTTTGTCTGTTAAAGTTACAGTTAAAGTATCACCATTGTTACTGCTATCATGAACTAAAATTGAATTAATAACTGAGGCATTTGATTCTGCTCCAGTAGGTGCTGTATATAAAATAGTGTTATTAGTTGTTGTTAGATCAACTTTTGCATTTGTTAAACCTTGAATATATTGAGGAATACTGGTTACTAACATTATCGTCTTCCATCCTCTCTTATATCAACCCTTGGAGATCCTAACTTGTACTTAGTTCCCAACGAGGTAGAGTCAATCCGTAGAGCGAAAGATCTACCTCGAAGACGATAATCTAATTTTTTTGTAAACTGTTCTACAGGACTAGTTGTAGATCTCTGTGTATTACCTGATTCAGTTTGACTAAAGTCAGCACCTGGGAAATCTTTTACCTTCATTGTAAAGGACACATCTGGATTTGTGCTTGTTGATCCGTTAAATGTCACATCTGGTATAACTCTTTTTAATGAAACAAACTTATCACCATCGCCTATATCTATTGGTGCAGATTCAATAAACGATGTCATAGCTGATCCATCATCATCGTAACCTACTTCATGGTTGTATAAATATTGATCACCAGTGGCTACAGGTAAAGTTCTAATACCTCTGTCAAGCCATGCTTGACGAGCCATTGTTCCATAATACCATACTTTTTCTGAATAATTATAAGCAACATATTTATCTATTTCGACACTACCAGATGATGGATAAAACCATAATAGCTCACTAAATTCAGAATTAACACCTACATGAACTTTGTCTCGTTCTTCAAAATTAAAATCTAAAAAGACTTTATCTTTAACAGTACATGGTAATTGTACAGTTTGACCGCCACCATACACATAAAAAGTATCAACACCCATCCAATACACTGCATCTTCTACAGCAATAGCAGAAGAAGGACTCATTATAGTTATGTTCTTTGATAGTTCTTGCAGACCAAAAGTAAATGGAGGACCTATAAATTTCATGGCGTGTAGTGTTTTATTTGTAAAAACAAGCAACTGTTGCTTCGTTTCAACAGCTTGAACAAAGGTCGATCCACCACCAAGTCTTAAATCACCAGCTGTGTTTGTGGCAGTCGGGAACCAATCTAATGGATTTTCTTGTGATGAAAATCTAATTAACAACGGATCTTGTACTCCGTCTCCATCAGGAGATGTTAAATTAGCACCAAAGTTATCACACCCAAAAGCAATAACGTGCCTATCTTGGTCAGAAACTAAAACTTGTTTAGCTCTTTGTGGAATACTTGTTTTTGTACCAACAAGAGTGTTTAATTTTACCGCCCTTCCGCTCAATCCATTTGTTCTATCCCAATAATAAATAGCCCCATCTCTTGGGTTGAGTATTAAATCTTCTCCAAAGTTATCATGCGACCATAATCTGATTTGTGCACCGGGAACCGTGATCGATGCTGCACTACCCCATCCTACAAAGTCATCTGTAGCAAGAGTATTACCTGTGGCTAATCTAACCAATGATCCATTGGCATGTGATGTTGCTGTTGTGCCACTATGTCCACGGGTCACTGTCATTGTATTATCATCAGCAGAAGCGGTGATAAGCATTAACTCGTTATTAATTAAAACAACATCGCCTTCTGTAGTCATACCTGTTTCATCAACAACATCAACACCTGTCTCACTTCCATCGAGAGCTTCATTTAAAGTTGTAGCCAAAGCACCACTAGTTGTACCACTCCATTGTCCTGCACCCCAACCAGTACCACCTACAGTCACATCTAGACCTGTCTTTAACTGATAAACTCCAACAACACTAGCACCACCATTACCTGTATCAGAAGCATTGGCTGCAATAGCAGAGGTAATTGTATAACTGTTGGAACTAATAATAGATGCGATCTGATATTCTTTATTCAAGACAGCGGCTGTTATATTGCCTCCTAAACTAGTCGCACCAGAAAAGGTTACAAAATCATTTTCATTAGCACCGTGTGCTGGGTCTGAAACAGTTATGGTTGTTGAACCATTTGTAGCTGAAAAGGTTACATCCCCTGCACTGGTTGTAGCTCTAATAGGTGTAATATCATTGAAGCCTTGACCTTCTTCAATATAGTATTTTAGTTGTGTGCCTATCCCTAGAAGATCGGCTCCATCTAATGTTACCCAGTTATGTAAACGTCTTGCCGAACCTTGAAATGTTTCTGTTGTGTATTTAGTCCAGCCCCCTATCTTTTCTGGAAAACCAAACCTAAACCTTACTTTATCACCGTCAATATAACCGCCTTCATTACTTTCAGATGTTATGTCAGATATAATACCAGGTTTAAATTTTAATTTAGTAATAGGCATTAGCTTGAGATCTCTTGAAGAACTAAAAATGACCCACTGTCAAATGCTGTATTTATATTTACCACAACATCACTAGTTTGGTTTGTTTGTGCTTTTATTTCATAAGTATGAGAAGCAGCCGATCCAGGAGAATCTAAATAAAGAATAGGACACATAACTCTAATTGATTGAGTATCACTTAATCCTTGTCCTACAGTGCCAACAACTGCTATTTGTGAGCCACCTCTAAAAAGAAAAAAATTTGTTTTGCTCGCTGCAACCTGATCATTATCTCCACTTGTTCGATAAGCTTCAAAATCAACGGCGATATTAGCTTGAACTAAAACTTTGTTGCTTGAACTTGCTGTTGTAATAGCTTGTGATAGTCCAAAACTAGTTTTAGAACTAGCACTAATACCAGTTTGGCTTGTTGCAGTATCTTGTAAAACTTGGAGAACTTTACCAACAGAACCCACATTTGATAAAGTGCCTGTAGATCCAGTTGCAACAGCAGTAATTCTGCCATAAGCATCTAAAGTAATCGTGTCTATTTTTGTTCCGTCATCTGTAGATCCATAAGTTGCAGCACCTGCACCCGCTGTGGCTAAAGCAATCGTAGGTGTACCACCTTCTGAAGACGATGAACCAGATATACCCGTTCCAGCAGTTATTGTGGCTACATAATTACCAGTTGTTTGTGTGCCTAATGCTACCGCATCATTGGCTATCGTAGCCGAAGTGATTGCATCGTCTGCTATTTTTGCAGTGGTGATTGCATTGTCTGCTATTTTTGCAGTGGTAACATTAGAATTAGAAATCTTTGCAGTAGTGACGTTACTATCTGCTATCTTTGCAGTAGTGACGTTACTATCTACTATCTTAGCAGTCGTTACTGAATCCGTTGCTAAATGAACAGCGTCAATAGAACCATTTACATATTGATTACTGTCAATCGAGTTAGCTGCCATTTTTGCAAGTGTTATATTACTATTTGCAATCTTTGCAGTGGTAACATTAGAATTTGCAATCTTTGCAGTGGTAACTGCATCGTCTAATATTGTAGGATCTAGTCTAGCTACATTAGCATTTGATCCTGTTCCATCAGCATACACAATCGCTGAAGTACCTGTTGCCATACTAACCGTGGTTCCCGAACCACCGCCCTGTAATATAGTAGCCGTTTGTCCAGTGTTATTACTTACAAAATACCATTTTTGTTGGTCGTTAGGATTTATGGTTAGATTAAAAGCACCAGAGGGTGTACCTGTTAACAGTAATACTTTGTGGTGACCATTTGAAACTGTACCATCGTCTGTAGTTAATGTTGTGTTTCCAGATATAGTTAATGTAAGAACACCATTCAATGCATCATCGATAATATCGAAGTTTGTATTGGTTGTTGTTCCCCAGGTTCCCGCTTGTTCACCAGAACCTATTTTCTCTATACCTGTGTTTGATGTATATGTGCTTGCCATAGTTACCTCATTTTACCTCTATCTCTGTCCATATTTCTGACCCAGACGGAGTTACTGTTGTCCATGTCTCTGTGCCACTAGGTGTAATGGCTGTATAAATCTCTGGCGTTGCACCTGCATTTACCTCTTCAAACAACAATTCTCCAAGTGAGTCTTGAGAAAAATTAAAGTCTTTGGTAGCAACACCTGCCCTTATCATAATACCATTTGAGGCTTTTGTAAATGCAGACTGTATTTCAGAGGTAGCTAATCTTGCTCTAAGACCAGCGGATGTCATTACAGTGTCGGTGCTTAACTCTGCATTTGCACCAGCACTAATATAGATAGCATTTGCCGATTGAGCGAAATTACTACTAACTGTAATAACACCCGACATAATACCAATAGCTGCATTAGCACTGGATGAGATACCACTCTGCTCGGATACACCTGCTAATAGAATACCTTGATCCGATATAGAGAATTCAGATAGAGCAGATGCACCTAACATTATCCAGCCTTTTCTTCTTTCGGCTCTTCTTCACCTTTAACAGATTGTATCAATGAGTTTGTAAAAGCATTTTGTGCTACAGTCACTTGGTCTAATTGAAATCTTAAACTAGCAGCTTTAGCTTGTAAGTCTTTTATCTGATTGATAAAATAGTTTTGGTCTTGAGATAAGTCTTCTTGATTATACTCTTTACCATCAATAGTGATTACGTTTGATTGTTCAGCCATTACCAAGATACTCCACTTGCTGTTGTTGGGTTTGCTTTTGCACTTATTTGACTAGCTATCCCTGCTTCTATTGATGTAACTTCATCTGCACCAAGTGCATCTTTAGCCCATCCAATAGCTTGTGTCTCTGTGATATCTGCGTATGGTGTTGGTGTACCTACAAGTGTTACACCGACTGTGCCATAAGCTGACCCTGTGTTACCATCTGCGTCTTCATCAGATGCTCTCCAGTGCAAGATAGTCACAATATCTGTGTTATCTCCCTGCACTAAGTCTCTTTCCATATTTGCGATTGTCCAAGTTACTGC